CTCAAGTAGATGCACAAAACTTAATAGACAGATACCAACGACAAGTTGAACGTCTAGCGTTTGACAGGACTGCAGAGCTTGCGGCACAAGAACAAAACTTAGTAAATACCTTAAGGCAGATCCAACGTGATTCTGACTTGGGATTACTTCGAGGCTACGGGACAGATTATGCTCAAGCATTATATGGAACTGATCCTGTTGCTAGAAGACAGTTGCAATACCAATCTGCTCTGTCAGACGAGCTGTATAACGAAGCTTTAGGAAATTTCTCACCCTCAAGGCAAGCTCAGATCACAGAAGATGCTTTCCGAACTTCTGCCCTACAAGGCAGAGAACGCGATCCTAGTATGCTATACGAGCGCTTACTTGGTTCAGAAGCGGCTAGAGCCGACAGACAAGCTAGAGCTCAAGCAGCAGGTGCTAACACCTTTAACATGAGCCGTGACTTTACACGTCAAATACCAGGGATGATATTGGGTGGAGGTTACAACCCAGCAGGCGATAGAACAATTAGCCCAGTATATGGCGCTATTGACGCGGTTGGCACAGCTCAGCAAAATTATCAGAATACTCAAAACCTAATGGACAACGCTAGAGCTCAGGCGGCTATCAACGCAGCCATAGCAGAAGCTCAAAGAAATGATCAGTTAGGATTTATAGAACGACTACAGGATGGACTCAATCAGTTTAATTCTGGGTTAATAACAGTTGGTAATCTTTTTGGAACAATAAGAGGTCTAGGAGGAGCATTTACGACTATTGCAGATAATTTTGAACAACTCAGCTTCCCTGGCGCTAGTGGCATTGCAGATGTGTTCAGAGGCGCAGGAGAAGTTGCTACGGATGTAGGAACTTTTCCAACGATACCAATAGGCACAGGCACAGGAGTAGGCACTGGAACAGGCACAGGAACTGGCACTGGAACTGGAACTGGCACAGGAACTGGAACTGGAACTGGAACTGGAACTGAAACAGAGTCCGAAACTGAAACTGAAACTGAAGCAGGAACAGAAACTGAAACTGAAACTGAAACTGAAGCAGGAACAGGAACTGATTCTACCGAAAATGATGGTAGCAACGTGGCATTTCCAACTCCTATTTTTAATGAAGATACTTTTGCTTCGTTTGATAACGTTGCTTTTCAACAAGCCGCAGATGACTATATGGCTGGCATATCACAAATCTATCAGGGCGTAGAAGGCGGCATGAGGTTGCTTGGCGACTTTGGTATTGGTGAGGGCAATCCGTTCTACGATGATTACTTAGCCACAGATCAATTTCGCCCAAATGACCCTGGGTTTATTGAAGGGCTTTTTGGGTTCGTTGATAATGCTGTGGGCGCAGGTGCTGACGCTGTCGCAGACACTGTTGGTGCGGGTGTCAATGTTGTCACAACTGGTGTTGAAAGGGCGGTTGATATCGCTAAGGGTGTAGCAGACTTCTTTGGAAATTTGTTTGACTGATAAGATAAGGTAAAAATATGATTAATGTAAATCAAAGTATGATAAATCCGACGGTTGCAAGGACGGATTATAGTCGGTTGACAGATGCCGTTATACGAGGTGGTAACGTAAGATTACAGGCGAGTAAGGAAAAAAATGCTCGTATCCGGGCATCGTTGGCTGAAGTGGCAATGAACAACAAAGCTTCTGCTGATGCTCAAGCCGCGTGGATGGGCGCGATAAGTCAAAACGAAGATTTGTTAAGTGCTCTAAACAGTGCTCCTCCCCGCATCCAAACTGCCTATAAAAAGGCTGAACAAGGTCGTGCTACATTAGAAGACAACTCTGTCATAGCGTCTTATTTGGGATCTATTCAAAAACAATTAAATGCTAACAAACTAGAGGCATCCAATAAGCTTAAAGATGATTTGCTTAAAGCTCAAATAGGAACACAGAAAGCAACTGCACTTCGGCAAACAGCTGATATGAATTTAGCCAACGCTGAAAGACTTGCTTTGGCTAAACCTGGTGTCGATCCGAGGCAAGCCACTATAAACGCCCTGCTAAGCGGTAGAACGGGCTCTGCTCCTGCTACTGCTCCTATGGCTGCACCTGCAACTGCTCCCGTTTCTAAGCCTCCAGTTGCCGCTATTAACACAAGCGATCCTAATGATCCAATCGCTAGACCTGTTGCCGGGGCAATGTTACCTGAACCTACTTCAGCGCCTGCATCAGCACCCGCACCTGCTCCTGTTCCAGAAGCCCCCGTAGTGGCTCCAGAAGCCCCTGTAGCGGCTCCTGTGGAAACGCCAGAGGTAGACCCCAATGCACCGTTCTTTACGGACGCTAAGGGCAACAGAGTGGTTGCTACACCTGAGGTTGTAGCTAGTCCCGAGGTTGCACAACTTGTGGCGAGGGGCGTTGACCAAGGGTCAGCAATACAGCTAGTTCAAGCAGAGAAAGACTTAAAGAAAAAGGAGGCTGAATATGTAACAGGTATTGGTAATGTTGCTAACTTGCCTATGCCTGACGTATATACAGCTCAATTAGTTGCGGCTGGCAACGACTTAGATGACGCTAGAGAACAAACAACGGCAGCTATTGCACAGGGTATGGTATATACACCACCAACAACCGAAGTAATGGCTGAAAGAAAGAAAGAATTTAAAGAAGCTTTCGACAAAGAAACGGCTGCTTTAGCAAACCTTCTTAAGGACACTCAAACAGTTGACAACGCGAAGCAGAGAGTTGAAGAAAACCTAGGATTCTTTACTACTGGAACTTTAGCTACGTGGGCTGCGGGTGTAAATTTTGACTATATGCCTATTGATTTTAAATCTACCATAGAACTCAAACAAGCTCTTAGCCAAATCACGTCCGATGCCTCTCTTAGTTCGATGCAAAAATTGAAAGAGTCTTCTAAGCAAGGAGCTACTGGATTGGGTCAGGTTTCTGTTGTAGAATTTACATCATTGAAAGATGCTGTGAGTTCAGTAAATCAAGCTTTACCACAAAAAGATTTGTTAGAAGCGGTCAATCTATATGTATATGATAGAAACAAACTTGCCTATAGAGCTTATAGATCAATGGTTGACTCCTATGGCGCTGCTGCGATTAATAGTCGAAGCGGTATTTCAGAACGTCAAGTAGCCAAAATATTAGAAGATATAAATTTCTACGAAACAAATGATCCAGTGGGCATAAGAATAGCAGCTAGATCAGGATACTTTGTAGATAATGTAGGAGTTCCACAAGCGCCCGTTGCGGTTCAATCGGGGCCAGGTGGAGGAACACCTGCTTCGACAATGAGCGCAGCCGAGAGAAAAGAACAAAGCATTGCGGCTGCAGAAGCGGTCTTTAATGAAAGACAAAAAGCAATGGCGGCAAGAAACGCTGCAAATGTAGCCACTGCTACAAAAGCTCCGCTTGCCCTTGCAGGCCCTGCTGGTATTGCGCCTATGGCTGCTCAATTTATTGCTCCAAAGATATATGACTTCTTCGGTGGCAACAACGCAGAGACGCAATCCTACGCTAGTAACATATCCAACATACAAACAAAGTAACATGGCGATAAGAATTAATGATCCCGTAACTGGCGATTCATTTGAATACTTTGGTGTTCAGACCCTTAGTGATTCTCTCGCTAGAGAGTTAATAGGGGCATCTATTGTCGAAGCCAGCCAGGAACTATTTGATGGATCTTATAAAAAAGATGCTTTGGGTAATGATTTAAGCAGTTTTGATGCTGTTAAAAGACTTGAAAGAAATACGGCACTACAGCTACGCGTCCCAATAGAAAATGTAGATGCTACTAGCGGTTTAGGAGATGCCGACAGACTGGCGTTAGGACTTAGACCTACTATGGAACAAAAGCTCGATCACCTTCGTCGTGAATATGGGTTTAGAAACGTGCAAGCCGTCCCGGTAAATGGCAGTTACAGGCTAATAATAAAGACTGAAGGCGAGGGACAGAACGCTAAATACAAATATGTAAACGAAGAGGGGTTAGACTTTGGCGACATAGCCGAGTTTGGTGCTTCGGCTGCTATTCCTATAGTTGCTGCTACCGTTGCTACCGTTACAGCACCAGCTATTGTCCCTGCTCTAGCTGTTGCTGGGTGGGGTTCATCCGCTGCATTAGCGAGTGTTTCTGCGGCATCATACTTTGGAGCTGGTATGCTTCAGGACAGCTTGGTGGCAAAATTCGACGGAAGTGTTCCCGACTACGGAGAGATTGCTAAACGAAGAGGTTTAGAATCAGCTTTTGCTTTTGTCCCAGAAATGGCAATGATCCGAGGTGGTCAATGGTTAAGCGGATTTGCTGGTTCAGGTGCAGATGATGTAGCACGGCTGCTACGCGAAGACATAGAAATGTTAAAAACTACATATACTAAAGTTTTAGACGATGGAACAGAGTTAGTGCCAGGGTTAGATCTGGGTTACGGTGGTTTGACTAGCCGGGGTGCTGCTGAGCTTGAATCAAAAGCTAGTGCAAATAGTGCTGCTCTTAGAAAAATATACCAAACTAACATTGACGAGTTGGACACTATGCTAACTGCCCTTAGGGGTGGGTCGCCACAGCCGATAGAGGAAGTGGTAGAGCTAGCCAGAAACAGAATAACTCAGCAGCTCACTCAGCTTAGTGATGACGTAGCATCGTTTGAACCTCCATTAAGAGATGCCATACAAAAGATATTGCAGACTAAAATAAAAAGGATGGGTGGAACCGAGCGTTTATATCTGTCTAAAGAGTCGGGAGAACAAATTCAAAAAGGACTGCAAAGATCATTTGAAAAGGTCAGAGGAACAAAAAGAGAACTTTTTGATAAGGTAACCAAAACAGCAACTGACGAGGGAATATTTTACAACGTAGATGATGTGTTAAAAGCCATGAGGCGAGCCCTAGATGAGGGTGGAGCTGGAATAGACGACGTTATTGCTTCCAGGGCTTTTGCTACCGCTATGGAAAGAACAGGTTTGTCTGATGAAGCTGTGTTAAAAGCATTAAAGGAAAGACTTCCCTTGGAATTTAAGGGTGGCATGGAAGACTTTAAAGCAGTTAAAACCCTATCTTACAAGCAGTTGGATACACTTATTAAAAAATATGCGGAGCGATCAGATTTTGGAGTGATAGGCGCAGTAGGCGAGACCCCTGGGTTTGCTAGGCTTATGCTTAAAGAGCTTGCAAAAGTTCGAGACAAAACATTGAAGGGAACAAAAACTAAAAAAGCTTTAGACGAAGCCAATAAATTTTACAGAAATCAATACGGACAGTTTCTCAGGACAAACGTAAAACCTATGATAAAACCAGACTTCGGTAGCGGGAATGGACAAGTTGTTGGTGAGACTTACACCGTTATGGATGGAGAAAATGTGATGACTCACATTTTTAAGAACGGAACTAATGTAGAAGAAACCTTAAAGGCTTTTCCAGAAGTAGCACCCCCTGGAGTATTGAGCAGATCAGAGGTTTTAAGCGCACTCCGAACAGCTTATATGCAAAAGCTGGGCCTTGAGGGAACAGTGAAGCTAGGAAAGGGTATGCGTATAAATGCTGATAATAATGTTTTGAAACAACTATACGGTAAAAACTGGAAAACAAAAAAAGACGCTTTAGAACAAATAAACGATTTAGTTAGTAAAACTGGTAAAGTTTTAGAGATAGACGATGCTATATTTAAAGAAATACTTACCCTCGGCACACCCTCGCAGGCAAGAAACGCACAAAAAATAGCAAATGCAAAAGTCAAAGCTGCTAAGAGAATAACCGAAGAGCAAAATAAACTGTTTGATGCTATCATAAAAAAGAAAGGGACACTATCAACAGAAGACGCTTTAGAAGCCGTTGGTTCCCTGCTTAATTATAGCTCTAAAGAAATAACAGATCTGGTAAAAGTAATAAAAGAAACTTCACCAGAGTTTGGTTTACAAACATTACGCAATAAATTAGCTACAGAAATAATAGAGTCAGCTAAGCCAACTAAAGTGAACTATGCTACAACCAGCAGGGGTCAGGCTTTGTTTGATTCTGACATTATGTTGACAAAGCTAAAGGATGTTAAAATCCGAAAGGTTGCGACAGAGGTTCTGGGCAAAGAGTGGGTTGAGAATATGGAAGCTATAGCACGAGTAGCAAAATATAGCACTCCGCAGCCTAAAAAGTTCCCTGGTGTCAGGCCCGTTGTTTCCCCTGGGTCAGGCGGTATGCAAACTACCTTTGTGATAGGAGATCTTTTGCCAGATATTGCCAGATATTTCTTTGGAAGATTTGCTGCTACGCCGGGCTTAAAGCGTTTGCTATCCAGAAAAACACCTGACGAGGCTGCTTTATTGTTTAGACAGTGGCTGCCATTTTTTATGGCAACTGATGAAGGTCTTAAAGCCCTGCTATTGCATATGAATACCCATCCAGAAATGGCGATCTATCTACAAGAGGAACTAGCTAACCTTGGTAACCTAGCAATGGAGCAAGATACAGCTGCTATTCGTCGTGGGGAGATGAACGCACCGGCTCAAAGGTAAGGGGACTGACTTGTTCTACCTTAAGGATCTTCCCCCTGCCGCCTCTCTTAAACACACAATACCCGTTTTTATCTGGATTCTTAGAGAGGAGAAGCCTGACTGCGGATTTCTCATCGTGCGCCCACTTCGTTGCAGTAGAGCTGTAACCTTTCTTCATGTCAAAATGAAGGTAGGTGATCTTGTAGGGATCCAAAAGTCTATTCTCTCTCTTCCGAGTTAGACAATAGCCTATGCTGTAATAGGTCTATCTTTGCCTTTAGTTTCTCAATGTCTTTATTGAGAATATCATTTTGTTTGGTTAGGGCCTCACAAGATCTAGTCATTGCGTCTAAGCCTTTCGCCAAAATTTCTTCTGCGTTGACTTTAAATAGGGTATTTGATTTGTCCATAATAAAAAATAGGGAGATCAAAGCGGAGTAAAAATAATCTAAAAACTCCGTGAGGGCGTTACCGTTACCTCTCTCCCAGTAAATTAATAAATTCTACCTACAGAATTATCGAATATAAATTTGTCAATTACGTCTCGTTCTCCCTCTCGGTTTTTCACAAGACTATACGATAAATCAATATATGGCTTACCAGCTTTGTCAAGTTTTTTGCTTTTAGCCATGTCGTAACAGGTGGGCCACATCATTAGTATAACATCCGCGTCATTCTCTATATCGCCTGAGTCTTTAAGATCGTATATAGATAGTTTGCCCCTCTTAGCTCCCTCTCTGTTTACCTGAGCCAACAGTATTACCGGGACGTTAAGCTCCATAGCCATTTGTTTTATACTGTGACTGACCTCGGCTATGCCGTCGTGCTTTTGCATCTTGCCGTCCCAAGGAATGAGCTGTAGATAATCTATAACAATCATAGATATATCATGCTTTCTCTTCATGTTTCTACACTTAGCCCTCAGGTCATTCATGTTCCTGATATAATTATAAATATATATGGGGGCGTTTTTAACTTTTTCAGTAGCTTCTACAATGTGCCTAAAAGCCTTTTCCTTCTCCTGGCCCGTGCTTTTGTTTGCTTCTTCGATGTTGCGACACGATGATATTTGAACCATACGCTTAAATACTTGTTCTGGTGGCATCTCCAAAGAAAATAAGACTACACCTTTTTTATCACGAATCGCCAGTCGTAATGCTACGTTTAAGGCTAGCTGTGATTTGCCGCAAGAGGTTGGCGCTGATATAACCATAACTTCGCCTCTACCTATACCGCCCTCTGGCAACTTGTTATCTAGAGATTTTATACCAGTAGGAACTCGAACTGGAGAATATGTCCCTTCCTGCATGGATTCGATCTGATTGATGAAGTCTGAGCCCACGTTGCCCAAGGACACATCATCATCTTGAAACCCATCAATCTTAGCTACCTCAGCTTCTATGTAACCCTTAGCCTCATCTGCATCAGCTCCAGCATCAATCTTTTCTATAGCCAGCCTAGAGCTGCGAACTATTTTTCTAGCGTTGCTACGCTCTCTGACAATCTTAGCAGCCGACCTAGACTGCATTGTGCTATCACATAAATCAGAAATAGCAAAGATGGCGGGCATACCACCTATCTCATCTATCAAGTTTTTCTTCCGCAGCAGTTCAAACAGACTGATATCATTTACTTCTTCACCGCGATTGTGCAGTTCTTTGATCGCAGAAAAAATTATTTGGTTCGATCGGTCATAAAAGTCACTATCGTTTACGATCTGTATTATATTATCGTATGCCTCAACCGATTGTTCCCTATCAGGAAACAGACAACACCCTAGGACAATTCTCTCTGCTTCAACATTAGCGTGTATTGTCGTCTCCCTTTTTCTTGTTCTTTCTGCCATTATTCTTTTTTGTTCTTTTGATTCGGTTTTCTTTTTCTTTTTCGTTTAAAATGTGTTCTGCGTATTTTTTGGCATCGGTTTGATTTATGTAATATACGTGACCGCAATCTTGGCACTGCATCCTTTGCCTAACTACGCCAGTTGCACCAACTCTTTTCCCATATCTATGCACTTTAGTGGAACCGCATAAGGGACAACTCCACCCGTCTTGACCGTTGAGAACCCCAACGTGAGTTTTCATCTTTGTGTATTTTACTATATATTCGTAAACTTCCTGTAAGATTTTTACGTCTCGCTTACAATATCGCACCATGTAAGCCATTGATTTTTCGCAGTTGTTTTCGACTATATTCTT